TTTAATAGTTTAGGAAGTAATTTCATAATTTTAACGTACATCCCCTCATCATACGGTGGATTAGATAAAACTTTATCAAATTTCATGTAATATTTCTCCTTAAATAGATTAGTTGTAATAAGATTAAATCCTAACTTATTTGATAATAAATTTAGAAATGATTGATGCGTTGGTATAAAATCCCACACCCATATATTCTTTGGATTTATTGAAAGATCAGTAATTAATCTGGTAGCATGTGTACCATCTGGGTCACAGATAATTAAATAATCCATTATTAAACTGAGATTCCCTTTATCATACCATATAAACACTGTTCTGGAATAGGACGATGTACCCCATCATAAATTGACACAACCTCAAGTGCCTCCATCAAATTATTGTTTAAATTTTTAGCAATTGTTGTATCAGTGTCAGCAATTACAGTATTCATAGTATTCACATTGATAATATTCTCATCAAATATTGATTGGACATATGATGATCTTTCACCTATAATATTATCAAAATTAGGAGATAATAGCAAGGCATTAAGGTTCATTACCCGATTACCATTAAGTTGTTCAGTAAGAATAAGTTTAGGAAATCTTCTTAGAACATATCTAATACTATCTCTTTTCTTTTGAAGTTCTTTCCTAGTTGTTCTTCTTACCGATTTACTGTTAATCTTCTTTGCACTCTTTTGATTCATTCCGTTAGCGTTTGTTTCATAATACTCATACGCACCTTTTACTAACGCACCCTTTTCATTTACATCAAACTTAAGAAGTTGATTATTGTTAATATGCACACCACTACAAACTTGAGTGACAGATTTAATATCTACGGTCATTAAATTATCAATCTCAGAAATATCTAGAGGTTCAAATCCTGTATTAAATCCAAGCACATTAATAGATTTTAACCATGTAATTTCTGTATCAGTCTCCCCATCAACAGCAGTCTCGTTGTAATACTCTCTCATCTTATACAATGCTCTCTCAGCAGCAAAATCAATAACTAATGAATCTTTTTTAGGATTAGATGATGCTCTAAATGCCATTTGTAACCATTGAGATAGAGATTCACCAGTATTCAAGAACATAACTGTATCCCACTTAGCAGTAACACCTAAAACATTAGCACTAACTGTTAAGCATATTGTATGCGTAAATCTTTTGAGATGTCCCTTAATATCATCTGATGATTTATTACTGCTACCATGACATACTAGAGGTTTATACACACAATCTGTCTTCTCAATATATTTTGCAAACAAATCACATGCTGCAACAGATGGTAAAGCAGCATAGATATGATTTGATTTTGATAATGTTTCATCATCTGGTAGAATAGCAGGGTTCTTACCTGTAACAAGTATTTCATTAATAAATGCAGTAACTAAAGCAGGTGATCTAAAATCATCCTCATCATCATTCACTAAAAATAGATTTGTGATTGAATCTGGTGCTTCTGGGTGATATTTCTTGAATAAACTATCATACTTAGCAACAACAACATTTAATTTAGAGTATGGTAATCCTTGCTCTTCACAATATCTCACTTCATCAAAATAAGTCCAAATAAATCTATTTTCTGGAGTATAATCTGATATATAATCAAATGCTGTTCCTGAAATATCAAGTTGTTGAACATCACTAAAATAATCTCTTATCTTTACTACTTCATCTGCTTTACCACCAACATGAACCTCATCAAATGCTATGAATTCTATCTTATAATCATCTAATACATGCAAATTCTTGATTAAATACTGTGCTGTAGTATAAAATACAATTTGTTTACCTAATTTAACTGCCTGTTCTACATCTTTCTTCAATTTATTTCCCTTACCTAAACGTATATAATAAAGATTCTCAAACTTATCAAATTTTTCAATATCTTCCTTCCATGATTGCTCAGGTGAATTTCTTCTTGAAATAATAAGAGAATATTTAATATTATCATCTACAATCTTAATAGCAGTCATAACAACTTTACCAGTTCTCATGTTAGCAGCAAGGAGAAACTTACCATCCTTTGCTTTATACTTATCTCTAAAAAGTTTTTGAGGATAACGAAGATTAAGAACTTCTCTCTCACGTTTAGCACCTGAAAATACCTCTTTTACAATTTTCTCAACTTCTTTCTTATACTCTTCACATCTATCAGCAGTTGGATTAATCAACTGGAAAAACTCATTAGTTCCCCTATTAGGATTAGATTCAAGAAGTAAACAACGATCTAAATGAGGATGTACCTTCTTATCAAGATGTGATCCTACTTTAGGAATCTCAAACCAAATAGGTTCCCACTTATCTCCTCTTGCAGCCCATCTTGCCAATACCTTAGTATATTCAGAAGATTTGAATCTATCTCCTTTTATATGCTCACTTGTATGACCATAGTAAGACTCACCTGTAGTATAGTTCAACAGTAAATAATGCCAACTAATTCCTTTGGTCATTGTAAGATGAATTTGGTTATAGACATTATAATACCCCTCACATATTAATGCAAGGGGTGTGTGCAACTTATTAAACTGTCCTATTCGTCATACACTCTACACTCTAATGCGTCAGGATGATTATCACAATATACTTCTAATCCATGATCTTGATGCCTTTCATGGTAATCATTAATCTTACCCTCATTCTTATCAACCACATCTCCCTCATGATACTTGTCATAATCAGCATGAACATCTTTCAGATCTGCCTCACTATACTCTAACATACCATGATTAATATGCTCCTTATGATCCTTTGGATCAAGATACACTTCATGGTCTAAGTCGTGCTTGATTTCAGACATTTGCTACCTCCCTGAGTGGTTTCATTTTAACAAATTGTTCATCCATATTATAATACAATTTATAGTTTTCTGTAGTAAGGTAGTATCCCTTTATCTCGTTTCCATCACAATGCCATCCATATCCACTTAACCTCTCGTCAACCCCATCTATACGCAATTTCTTTCTACCTTGCAGGTATTCATGGTATCTTTCGTCTAAGTTAATCATTGGAGTAGTAAGTATATGTTGATATTATAACATTAGTTATATGAAATATCTATAAACTTTATATTGTCTTTATAGTCAATTTACATTTATTCACCATCATCATTAAAGAATGTCCCGAACATACCACTATCACCTTCTTCACGATTCTCTATCTTATCTATTATGGTAGTAGCATCAATGATATTATCTATATCAGCTAACATACATGCAATATGTTTACTAACATAAGGTTTCTCATTTCTTGCTGAAAATGCAAGTGCATTGCGTAGTGCTTCTTGTGCTTCTCTTAAAGAATACTCAACTTGTTGTGTTAATGGCATCAATCTTCCTCTTCAGTATCGTGTAATAATGGTGAATCTAGTTTAAATTTAGTCTTATCAACTTCTGGTGTATATTCATATCCATATTTTTGTAAATATTGCTCAAATTCATGTTCAGGAACATCACCATTCCAGTATTCATTTGCTGTATATTCAGTTTTAATACCATCAATCTTCTCAACCTTAATTCCTGGTGCAATCTCTTCAAAATTATCATGCACTTTAATACTACTGTTAGTATTACCTCTCAATAATGCAAGAAGTCTTACACTATCATTATAACATGCCTTATAATATCTCATGTTATCTTTAACATTGTCAATTATAACCTCATGTATTTCTTGCGGTGTAAATTCACCTTCCATAACTTCTCTCAATGATTCTTGAAGATGTATTAGAGAGTAGTTATACTCTGATTTTTCTGTCATTCTGGTCATACTTGATTGCTTGTTCGATAATAACTTGTATTTCTTTAGATGTCAACTCATTTAACCATTTCCAGTTAGGATCTTGTTTATCCCATTCTAATGTGAATGATCCATCCTTATTTTGATTTACTTTCAGACTGTTGTTCTTCATGTTTAATACGTTTCCTGACTCTTTTAGCATACTTTATATCTTCTTCAGAATACCATTCAGGATGCTTCTTTGCTCTTTTTAATAATTTTTTTGCTGCTTTCTTGTCCTTCATTAATTAGGATTACTTAGAATATCTTAACTAAGTATTTATGCTGTTTCCCTCTTATTGTTCTCTACATTATATTCTATTACAATCTTCTTACTTGTTGTTCCTTTACTATCATAGGTAGTATAATGATTTATTGTTCCCTTCAATCCACTAACAGCCATATGTGTAAGTGCTGCTATAATTTCAGTTTCATTTCGTTTCGTCATAACATCTAAGAGAAATAATTTCAACCATTATAAAACCCCTGACTGAATAAGTCAAGGGTTAGGGTTTACTATACAATTTACTTAAGGTGGATGTTGAAATTTGTTCATGTTCCTTTTACTTTAAACGTGTACTTGTTTTAGATTAAAACCTCCTTACATATACGTTTACAAACATGTTGGTCGTCTTCACAGTCAATTAGACACTCGTAGTATTCTGTGATTAAATCGTTATGTGAATCTTCATATTCCATATGTTTTGATCC